ACTTTTAAATTATGGCACGTTCACAACCTTTTACAGTAGCATGTGAAGGCGGTTTAGTTACTGCTTCTAATCAGATTGATTTGCTACGAAGACCCGGTGTAGCTACAGAGTTAGAAAACTTTGAAGTTTCTATAGAAGGTGGTTACAGAAGAATTAGTGGATTTACTAAGTTTGGTGAAGGTAGTGCAACACAACCTACAGGAGGAGCTACTACTATACAAGGAGTATTTCCATATGCAGATGGTGTTATAACTTGTGCAGGGACTGATATATTTTTTAGTAACGATGGAATAACATGGTTACAGATAAATAAATTATCTGCAAATAGTGGAGATGACCATACAACCTTTACAGGTAAATCAGCAACTACAAGAACTGGACAAGGGCAATGTCAGTTTGTACTTTTTGAAGGTTCAACATTTGATTATGGTGAAGTAATTATAGCTGACGGTGCTAATAAGCCTTGGGCTTTTAGAATGGAAGGCACAGGAGCTTTAAATACGAGAACATTTTTTACTCATGAAATAACTGTAGACGGTACTAATGGTGTAAAATATATTACTATTCATGACCATCATTTAATTGCAGCAGGAGTAGAAAATAATTTAAACACAGTATATTATAGTGTTTATAATGACCCTGATAACTTTACAGGTGCTGGTGCAGGTTCTGTAACTATATCAGACCAAATACAGGGTGTTAAAGGATTTAGAACAGATTTAATAGTTTTTGCTGAAAACAGTATACATAAACTAATAAACATAAATGATAGTGCTACTATTCGTATAGACCCTATTACAGAAAACGTAGGGTGTTTAAGCGGATATAGTATACAAGAGATTGCTGGTGACTTACTATTTTTAGCACCAGACGGAATAAGAACAGTTGCTGGTACTGCTAGAATTGGTGACGTTGAGTTAGGTACATTATCTAAAGCAATACAACCTATACTAACATTAGTAGCTCAAAATGTTAGTTCGTATAGAATTACAAGTGTTGTTATAAGAGAAAAGTCACAATACAGATTATTTTACAGTAACGTAAATGCAGTTGCTGCAGGACAAAGAGGAATTATAGGAACACTTAGACCAAACGGTTTTGAGTGGTCAGAAACAAAAGGATTAGAAGTAACTGAAATAGGTTCAGGATTTGATAAAGATGGTATTGAAGCATATTATCACGGTAATAATACAGGCTATGTGCATATACACGATTCAGGTGATGATTTTGATGGGACTCCTATATTAGCAAGATACGCTACACCAGACTATGATTATGGTGATTTAGGAACTTTAAAAACTTTACACTATTTAAAAGTTTCAGCAGGTTCAGAAGGTCTATCAACTCCAGAAGTTCAAATGAGATTTGATTATGGAAGTGGAGACACTCCTCAACCAGCAGAAAATTTTTCACTTGGAACATTAAATCCTCCTTCATTTTTTGGACGTGCTGTGTTTGGAACAAATATATTTGGAGCAACAGCAGACCCTATGATTAGGATACCATTACAAGGAAGTGGAACTTCAAACAATTTTACATTTATTTCAAACGATAGTAAACCATCGTATAAAATTAACGGTTTATATGTAGATTACATACCTTCAGGTAGGAGATAAAAACAATGGCAGGTTATATAAGACAAAGTACATTCGTAGATGGAGATACAATTACTGCTGCATTATTTAACAATGAGTACAATCAGTTAGTTAATGCATTTAGTAATACCAGTGGTCACAAACACGATGGTACAACAGCAGAAGGACCAGTAATAGGTCTTATTGGAGATGCTGGTGAAACTTCTCCAAACAACAAAGTATTAATCGATACTACAAATAATCATATAGAATTTTATGTAGAAGTATCAAGTAATCCAGTACAACAAATCTATATAGCCGATGGAGCTATCATACCTGTCACAGATAGTGATGTAGATTTAGGTACTAGTTCTTTATACTTTAAAGATGCTTACATTGATACAGTAACAACAACTGGTAATGTAAGTGTTGGTGGTAATCTTACAGTAACAGGTAATGCTACTATCTCAGGTAATCTTACTTTTGGTGATGCAGATACTGATAGTATTAATTTATCTGCTGAAATTGATTCTCATATTATTCCTAATACAAATAATACATACGACTTAGGAACAGCTACAAAACAATGGAGAAACATATTTAGTGCTGGAACATTACATGCAGATGCTATTAACTTCAATGGTACTGCTATTACAGCTACTGCTGCTGAACTAAACATATTAGATGGAGTAACATCCACAGCAGCCGAGTTAAACATTTTAGATGGAGTTACTGCAACTGCTACAGAGATAAACTTGTTAGACGGTGTAACTTCTACAACTGCAGAATTAAACATACTAGATGGCGTAACAGCTACAGCAACTGAAATAAACTTACTTGACGGTGTTACATCAACTACAGCAGAACTAAACATCTTAGACGGTGTTACAAGTACTGCAGCAGAAATTAATTTATTAGATGGTTCTACAGCTAATACAGTTGTAAATAGTAAAGCTGTTATATATGGTTCTAGTGGTGAATTAGCAGGTACTTTATCTACAGCAGCTCAACCTAATATTACAAGTGTTGGAACTCTTACAAGTTTAACAAGCTCAAGTAATATAACTGTAAGCAACAGCTCAGGTCACGGTAGCATCGAATTAGGAGGTTCTACTGGTGGTTTTATAGATTTAAAAACACCTGCTTCTGATGACTTTGATGCAAGAATAATATATGCAGGAAGCAATTTACAACTTTTAACCAATGCTGACGAAGCTATATTGTTAAAACATAATAGTTCTACAAAACTAGCTACAAGCAGCACTGGGGTAGATATAACAGGTACGTTAAGTGCAACAGGAACAATTACTTATGGTAATTTATCAGATGGAACTATAACTATCGCTAACTTTATTGACGATGATACTTTTGGTACTGCAAGTGCTACAACTTTAGCAACTTCAGAGTCTATCAAAGCTTATGTAGATAGTCAAGTTGCTACAGTAGATACACTTTCTGAAGTTTTAGCAAATGGTAATAATACAAGTGGTTCTAATATTATTGTAAGTGCAGGAGATAATCTTAACTTATCAAGTACTTCATCACTTCAATTAGGAACTTCAAATAAATTAGCAATAAGTCATGATGATAGTAATGGTTCAATTATTAATAAAACTGGAACTTTAACATTTACAAATAACGCAGATGACCAAGACGTAATTATAAGAACTGATAATGGTTCAGGCGGTAATGCAGTTTATGTAAGAGCAGATGGAAGTGAAGGTTCTGTTATTTTATATCATTACGGTAATGAAAAACTAGCCACAACCTCTTCAGGCATAGACGTAACAGGAACAGTAACTGCTGATGGTTTGACCATATCAAGTGCAACAGCAAACGTAGCAGATTTACGTAGAGCAAACAATACAGGAGCTGGACAAGTTCTTTTAGGTAATAGTGATGGTCACGTAAGATTAAGTGGTACTAATGGTTCTTTTGATGTTTTCAATTCAGGTAATACAGCTCAAAGATTTGGTATAGCCAACAACGGAGACATATCCTTCTACGAAGACACAGGAACTACAGCTAAACTATTTTGGGATGCAAGTGCAGAATCGCTTGGAATAGGTACTACAAGTCCATCTTCAAAATTAGAAGTAGTAGATACCTCTTCGGCAGATAGTGAAGTTTTAAAACTTAGTAATGGCTACACAACCGATGCTGCTAATGATGCAGCAGGTATCATGTTTGGTCTTTATCGTAGTTATGCTTCTAGTGTTACAGATTCAGGATTTATAAAATCTGTTAAAGAACAGGCATGGGATGCGTCAAGTGATAGAGATGCTGCTTTAACTTTTGGTACTAGGGATGGTGCTTCAGAACCAGCAGAAAGAATGAGAATAGACTCATCAGGTAATCTGTTGGTTGGTACTACTAATACAACTTGGAACTCAGCAGAAGGCTTACGATATTTTAATGGTAATGCTTTAATTGTGACTAGAACTTCTGATGCTCCTTTATTCCTTAATCGTTTAAGCACCGATGGTGAAATTTTAAACTTTAACAAAAATGGCTCATCAGTTGGAAGTATTGGTACTAGTAATACAAGATTACATATAGGAAGTGGTGATGCTGGTCTTTTAATTGCAGGTGATTTAGATAATATTACTCCTTGGAATAGTACAACAGGTGCAAGTAGAGATGCAGCAGTTGATTTAGGAAATTCAGGTGTAAGATTCAAAGACCTTCACCTTTCAGGAGCAGCTAATGTTAATACTGTAGATGCTTCAGCCGGTATAGCTAGTACAGGTTTAATGAATGTAAAAGCTGACGGAACTAACGATACTGTTATAAATGTTGGATTAAATACAGCTTCTAATCATTATTCTTATATTGATTTAATTGGTGATTCTACTCATACAGATTATGGTTTAAGAATGATTAGAAATAACGGTGGAGCTAATACTTCATCAGGAATACATCATAGAGGAACAGGAGAATTATTCTTTAGAACAGATGATGCTGGTGAAATAAAGTTTGAAACAAATGGCTCAGAATCCATGAGAATTGATACTGATGGGAATGTTGGTATTGGAACTAATAATCCTTCTAGAAAATTACATCTACAAGATTCTGGTACTGTATGGTTGCAATTAACAACAGAAAACACTACTGGTGGAACAGTAGGTCTTTTATTTGGTGACACAAACGCTACTACTAAAACTAGAATTGTTA